GTTTTTGCGGTTTGGCTTAGGACTTCCCCCGACTTGCGGGGGTTAGTCATTATCTTACCAATTTGAGAACATCGGACTTTCATACGTTTTCAAGTAATTTGATTTGAGAATCGGTTAAACTAAAGTTAGCTAATAGTTCTTCTTTAGTGTACTTACCCTCAGCGATTGCTTCTAATGCTTTGCCTAAACGCTTTTGGTCTATGTTTGGTTTTTTAGGTTCGTGTTTTACTTGTTCGCCCGAAGCGTCCGTATCTTTGTCCGTTACTAATCCGAGCGCGGAACTCAAAGCGTATCGTCTAAAGTAAGTAACACCGCTTCCGAATGATTGGTAATCGTTCATACCTTTTAACGTAACTTGTGGAATGGCTACCTTTGATTCTAAATTTTCGCCACTTTCAATATGAAAAATAACGGTAGCAATATAGTCCACACCTTCTTTAGTGTCTAACAACTGCGTAAACCCTAATCCGTGTTTAGCTAATAACGGGTTAATCTTTTCAAAAATAGCGGGTAAATCTGCGTAAGAATAACCGAAGCCTTGTGTACCCTTGTAAATTACGGGTACTTCTTGTTGGAAGGCTGCCAACGATTTAAATAAATGTTTCATAGCGTATAAATTAAAACGTGCGTTAACCAAGTCGCACCCCTTGTTTTATTACATTAATTCAGGGTCGTTTTCCCAAGTTTGTACTGCATTCATAACTCTACAAAAATCTTCGATTGTACTTTCCATTATTGAATGCTGCTCATTTCCATAGGCTTGATAACCTGCCTTTAACCAACCTTCCCAAACATTATCATAAACACACCACTCAATACCATTTATTAAACGACAATCTTTCATTAGGTCTGTTTTTGTTTTACATTTCTTAAATACTTTTTTCATAGCGTTTTCGTTTTTAATTATACACAAATATAAACATATTATTTCAATTAACAATACTTCGATATAATTTATTTGTTAAAAAATGTTAAAATTTCTTTTCGATTAATTCCTTTGACCTATCAAAATAAGCCATTAACTCAATGTCATTAAATGAATGTTCACGCGGTTTTCTTCCTCCTATTCTTATTTCTCCTTTAAGTTTTTCTAGTTTTCCGTAAATAATACCGTCGTAACATTTCCAAATAATCACGGGGTTTATCTTTTTATCCATTAACTTAAGTAATTTTCTTACGGCTATTGGTAGCGGGTAGGATTCCTGTATTGTTTTGTTTCTTCCTTTTACTTCTGCGTAACCTATTATTCGTTCGTCTTTGATTAGTTCAAAATCTATATCGTTTTCGTCTAACTTCCTGCAACTTAATTCGTACTCATCGCAAAAAATTGCTATTGCCTCGTATTCGTTTTGCAGGTCTTTAAGTGTTTCAAACCTCATTTATTTTTTGTTTATAGCGTTTAATAATTTCGTTTAGTTCGTCTTTTGTCCACTTCTTAACATCGTGAGCGCGGGAATGTAATTCTATTAACCTATCCGCTCCTATTCGTTGTTGGATTCCTATTTGGTAGTTTAATAAGTTTCCGTGTTTATATTGGTTGCACGTTACGCATTGCGCGTGAACGTTGTCTTCGTCAAAGGTTACTGCCTTGTACTTGTTAAACGTTATTTGAGCCAATTTAAGTAACTCGGGTAGCGTTTGGAGTTCGTCTTTTAGTTGTTTTTTCTTTTTCTTCCATTGCTTTTCCTTTTCAGTTTCTACCCAAACACGAACGCAATCGGATTCTAGGCAATAACGTTGGTTAAACTTAACGGGAGTAAATACTTCTTTACAATTCTTGCAGCGCATATTAAAATCTTATTGCGTTTAGTTCGGCTTTAAGCCTATTGTTTTCCTCTCGTAAGTCCAAGTTAATTAAGTCCGTTCTATATCCGTTTTGGCGCATTGCTCTAAATTCTTGCTCGAATTGATTCCACGATAACTTAACTTCTTGAATGTGTTCTAACGTTTCTTCCATTGAAGTAATTAAGTCCGTTCGTGTTGGGTGCTTCGTCTTTATTTCGTCTAAACTACTTTGAATCTTTGCGTAGGTAAACCCTAATAAAACTTGGCTTCGTAAAATTGTATAATCGTCCATAACTAAAATTTAAAATTATTTGGTTTTGGTGTTCTCATTTCTTTTAACGGGTTGATTCCGTAAACTTCAAAACCTAACCCCGAGTTAAAATTACATAAAATTTGGTCGTTTATTCCCGTATGCTTCCCGCCCGTTTCCATATCTTTTACTTTTTCAACTCCTATCATTGTGTTATATTTCATCGTTTCGTGTTTAATTAGCCTGTGAATAACAAACATATCATCGCATCTATTTAGAAAAGCCTTCCCGCCTTCTATGTGGTCTTTAAGTGGTGGTTTTAAGTGTCCTTTAAAATCTCCGTCCGTGTATAAATTTGCGCTTCTTCCACTTTCAGTATTTGGGTGCGTGTTTATGTAGATAGTCATACCCGTTTTATTTACGAATTCCCGCGCCTTATTCATAAACGTGTAATTACCTTCGTAAGTCATTTCGCGGTCTAATCCTGTGAACGGGTCTATTAAACCGACATCGCATTTGGACTTAGAAAAGATTTCCAAAAGTTCCAACGGCTTGTAAAGTTTGCTATTATCCACAAAGTAGAAAAATTGTTCTAGGTAAGCGGAATAGGAATGTATTTGGTTTGTCGTTAGATTCTTAAATGGTTCGCCACTATACATTTGTATTAAATCCCGCAGTATTTGTCCTTTTTGATTTTCTCCCGACCATATGCAGAATTTAAGTCCGTGTTTTAATGCAAGGACAAGGAAGTACCAAAACACCCAATAAGTTTTACCTACGTTATCGTGTCCGAGAATTATATTTAGTTGCTTAGGCTTGAATCGTAAATAATCGTCTAACACGCAGTCAATTTTTAAGCCTTGTTGAATCTTACCTTCTTTGTAATCTAGTAGGTATTGTAAGCTATCCCCTTGTTTAGTCAGCATTTTTGTAGTCTTTAGTGTCCTTCCAATTTAACTTCGCTAATATGTTTGCGGTTTGTTGCAGGTCGTCCGATAGTTCGTTAGGGTTAATTTTGCGAATATAAGGTAACGTGTTTAAAATAGTTGATTTCCAATTTAGAATTTTTTTGTTCTTACCTTTTACGTTAGTACACCAATCGTTTACCTTCCAACTTTCATACTTTAATCGTAGTTCGTTTTTATCTGCGGTTGGTTCTTTACTAATTGCATAAGCTATAAACTCTTCGCAAGAAGGTATAACATTTACATTATCATTTACATTATCATTTACATTAGCTTCGCTTTTGCTTATTTCTTGCTTCGGTTTTGCTTCGCTTTTGCTTTCGGTGTGCTTTGTTTTAGGTTTGCTTCCGTTTACGAATTTCTTGTAGTTTGCTTCTAATTGGGGTGCAATCAACGTAAAGATAGTTTTACTAATTCCTTCTAACTGAATGGTTTTCCCGTTTAATCCTAACTCATAAACTGCGCTCCATACTTCGGCTTGGTTTTCTTTTGGAAGTTCCTTAATTGCTTCGTAGAAACTTCGGTAAATAATCATTGAATCTCTTTTCATAGGTACATAAAAAAACCCCATTAGGTTTCGCGGTGCAGCACTACTCCCCAATGAGGTTAAATAAGTTTTGTAAATTCGGTCTGCACACCGCTCACAAATATAACTAATTAATTCAATATTTGTTCATTTTCGTAAAATTTTATTTGATATTCCCCGCGTCTTATTCGTTCTTGAATGTGTTCAAGGTCTTTTAAGCCTCCTGCGTTTTTAACGTCTAGGTATAAATCATTCATCGTTCTGTTAACCTTAAAGTTATTCATTGCTGCGCGAAGGTGTTCCGTATCGTTGTAAAAGTGCCTATCGTTTATAGATTCCCAAAGGTTCGCATTGTTAAAAGCGTGAATGCAGGTAGCGTGGTTAAGCCCTAACATTTCGCCGATTTCTATATACGAGAATCCGTACCCGCGCATTAATTTAATTAGGTAACCGCGTTGGTTTACATACTTTCGTTTTCTGCTCCGTTTGCGAAGGTCGTTTGTTTCTATTAAGTCCGTGAATTTGTTTTTTAGTTGCATATCTCTTTAATGTTAATTATTAATCCTTCCCAAATATCTAACACTAACTTAGCGTGGTGTAGGGAATACGCTTTTACAACGGATTTTGTTCGTTTTCTTTGCGCCTTCGGAGTTTCTTGGTAATAATGGGTTATTTCGTATTTCTTCATATTTTGCATTTACTACGTTACAATAATGGTTAAAGTTAAAGTGTCCGTTTTTATGCACCCAACCTTCGCCGTTGAGCCACCACCGAACCTGCTCGGGTAAATTATATTCTTCGTGAGTTCTTGCCGTTGTCATATGCTATTTGGATTTTGTTATTATATTCTTGTTGTGTTACTTCGTCGTGTAAATCCGAATTCAATAAATCGTCGTAAATTTCGGTTGCGATTAATTGTAAGTCGTAATCCGTAAGTACGTGTTCTAGTTCGATTTCTAAGTCGTTGCGGTAAGCTACGGCAGTGCAAATAGTTACGTTTAAGTCGTTGTCTTCGTCTACGGATAGTTCGAAGGTGCATTCTCCTTCAAAAGTTTCTGCGTAAAAGTACGCTAACGGGTAAAAAGTTTCGATTTTCATAAGATAATAAAATATGCGATTAATAAAAGGGACACGGAAAACAAGCCAACTAACGTTAAGGCTTCGATAATCGTGTTTAACATCATTTTGCCTTCGTTGTCTAGGTCGTTAAATAAGTTCTTAAATAGTTTCATCGTTCAAGTTTAAGCGGGTTAATAATTCTTCCATAACCATCCATTCGCGGAATGCTTTTTGAGTTGCTTCGTCTAACGCGCCGAACGCGTCCCGTAGTTCATAGTAGTTGTCTTTTAACTCTTGTTCGTAGGCTTTAATAATTGTTTCCATAGCGTTTAATTAAATGTGCGTTACGGATGCGCACCCCCCGTTTTGTTATTAAAATCGTAATTCTATGTTTTGATTTACACCCATTGCAGGCAAAAAATTATATAACCCTTTTTCAAAATTATCATTTAATTTCGCTTCAATTTCTTTTTTTGTAAACCCTGTAAATTCATCTATTTGAGTTTCAAAAGTTTGCTGTATCATTGTTACATTTTCAGGAGTTCCAAATAAAGACCATAATAATTTTTCATTTGCAGATGGAATAAATAAAACATCATTTTTATAATACTCTATTCCTGTTTCTACGTGTACTAATGTTGCTGTTTTCATATCGTTTTTTTTAATTGTTTAGTGAATAACTATACGCAAATATAAATACTAAGTTTGAATGTACCAAACTTTTTAACAAATTTTTTTCACTTTTCTACAAATTTATAATGATTCTAAATAAGGAATAAGGGAATAACCTTAAATAATCTCAATAAAAATAAGGGGATAATCTTAAATTAGGCGCGTTCGTGTATAAAAAAACGGATTTTCTTTACCTAATGAATATAAAAAAAGGGGATATTTCTATCCCCCTAAACGCTATGTCGCTAAATTACAACGGAAATTTAAAAGAATCTATGTTCTTTACTAATGAGTTATCAACTTCTTTACATTCAATTTTCAAGATTCTACCGCCTAATGGCTTTGGCGGTGCGCCCCTTTCAACGTGCCAACCGAACGCGCCTTCGCCGTATTCTTCTTTGTATGTACCCGTGAGCATTAAATGTAATTGACGTTGTTTAACTGAATAACCTTTTTTTGCGTTGTGGTTAACGCATTCTCTAACGTCGTTACGCGAACTATTTTCGTGTATGTGTCCCATACTAAACACGTCGAAATCTTCGTACATTTCAAGGGAACGAGTAAGGTTTAACGCTCCTTTAGTAACTACACCACCACCACCCGAGCCGTGGTAATATTTTACTTTAGTGGTTATGTTACAATTTCCGTAAATAGTTTGTTTAATAATTACCCAACCACCATACCCGCCCGTTTGAACGTTTGAAGAACATTTATAGTTAAGTAAATCAACGAACCTACGGAGTAAATCCGTTTCTTGATATTTGATTATGCTTGTTTCGTGGTTACCATATCCGATAACTTTGATAATATGCGCGTAAGGTGCGAACCATTCAACCGCAGTTTCAACGATTGAATCTAAATAACGTGTATTATTATGTTCGGGACGTAGGTTTTTGCTTCGTCTTGCATCCCCACGGCCTTCCATTAAACAAAAGAAGTCCCCATTTATTATTACAGGAATCCCGTTATCGTTGCAAAAGTCAAGGTGCTTCCTTAATAGTTGCCAATCGCATTTAGGGTTATCCCAATGTAAATCCGAAAGCATAGCTACGTGCACTTGCGTACCCACTAATTGTAATTCGTGGATATTTTTTCCGTGTTTTATTACATTCATAAATGTTAAATTTGCCCGAAATATCGGAAGAAAAGACGAACCCGCGAAATAAAGGTAGAATTTAGAATAAACCGAAGAACGAATCCGAGTACAAAAGCAATCAAAACTAACCACCACGAAGTACGATATTTAACCACTTGCGAAGCCTTTGCGGTCTTCCATTTTGTCTTACCTTCTATTCGTAACGTCTTTACTCGTTCTTTGTATTCTATTCTAGTTTGCCAACGGGTTTTAGGTATATAAACGTTCTTAAAATTTATTACCGTATCGCGATATGCGATAAACTTTTCCCAAACAATCGAATCGTGTTTTATTACGGGGAACGAATCCAATGTAGTTATTCTAATCGTATCGCTATCGTTAACCACCTTTAGCCCGTTTTTAAGCGCTTTTCGGTAGTGGTATTGTGCTTTGCGTTCACTTGAACACGAAAGTAGCGTTAAAACGCTTAAAATCGCTATTATTCGAATCATAAACTTTGTAACATTTTAATCATACGTGGACACGGGTAAATATCCGCTTTGTCTTTACGTACGGAGTTATGCGTATAAATTCCCTTAGAACCCTTAAATGCTTCGTTATCTAAACTCCATATTTCTTTACGATAAGCCTTCGGGATTCCGTACGTTTCGCAAAGATATACGACAAGTTGGCGCGTTGCTTCTATTTGTGCGTCCGTATATTTATACCAATGTTTGTAACCTTTGTAAGGTGTTTCCAAAGTAGTAACATACGAAGGGTTAATTTCCCCGCCTACGTAGTTATAAAATTTTCCGTTTTTTTCTTTGAGCATTCCCCAATTACAAACTTCTATACCTACGCTTAGTTTATTAAGGTTCTTGTAAGGTAGCCCCCGCGTTGCGAAGTCTTGGCTATCTATTCCCAAGTGCCACGCCCAATGCTTACTGGAGAAACATTGTACAATAGTTCCGTTTTCCCCTACAACAAAAGCCGTTGCTATTTGAGAATCATTACTATTCCAATAACGAGAAACCCCTTCCGCGTTTCCGTTGCCTGCGGTGTGGTGTAAATATATTTGCGTTTTGTCGCTTGCTTCTTCGAAGAATTGCCCTTTAGATAAACGCTTTTGTACTATCTTTTGAATGTCAAGACTTAAACCCATCCCACTCTTGTTTTTTAGCTGTTATAAACTCTTTGAATGATTTTAGTACGTCTTTTTTCGTTACGTCGTAGTAACTTTCATTAATGCTTTTTAACTCCGTGAAAACGCAGTAAAACGTAAATGCTTTAGTCAAGACAAGTTCAACCGAAATAAAGATTCCAATTAAATCCGCTAAAATGTATTTTTCCAAAAAGAAAACAGAAACGATACCACCCGCGTAAAGACACGTTTTAGAAATTGTACGGGCAAACCCTCGGGAACGTAAAGGCAACTTTAACTTTTTACTTCGCCATATACCCGCGATTAAATCTAACCAAATAAAAAAAATAGTTATAACTACCATTCCTTTAATGGGGGATAAAATAGCTAAAAACGAAAGTAATAAAAGTTGGAGTTTAGTGTTCATTATGGTAAAAGTTCAAAAGTTCAAACGCTAAATAAGATGCGTAAGAAACTGCAAAAAGTTTGATAAATATGTAAGGCGCTTCAAATAGCGTAAACGCTACGCCAGTAAAACTAAGTAGGTAATAAAGTAAAGATAGCCCGCGTAAATGATTAAGCATACAAAGCGGTTAAAAAGTCGTTTATATTCTCGTAAGTGTTTTCGTTTACGCTCATTGTAGTGTCGCAAAGAATAACGCCTTTATCCGTAGGTACGTGCGCTTGTGTTTCGTCAAGAATTTCCGCTTCGCCTTCGAATAGGTATTCGAGTTCGCGCATTACGAAGCCGTTTGAAATGGTGGTTAAATTAATCATATATTTGAACTATTACGCGTTTGTGTCCTAAGTTGTCGGGAGTAGTTGATGAATTTTGAATGGCAAAGATTAAATAATAATCATTCGCGGGATTAAACGGAATTAGTGTCATTAATCCCACACCTAAATCGGTACTCGCATTTCCCGTCGAATTATAGCAATTTAGATTCGTTCCGTCAAAAAATATATTTCTTATTAATCGTTGAAAATAATTCGAAGCGTTCATACCCGAAGAACCCGTAGCCAATAACGTTGCACCCGTTAAAGTATTCGAAGTGTTTATATAAATTCTACCCGTTGAAGCTGTTGAACCCGCCGTTTTAGTTAGTAGGTTACGAATGTAAATCGAATTGTTTGTAACAATAGTTCCCGCGGGAATCAAAACGGAAGCGCTTATTTGGTTAGTAGTTCCCGTTAGGTTTAATCCGTTCACGCTTGCTAACGTTCGGGGGTTAGTTTCGGGAACAGGTATTGCGTCTATTATTTCCGCGCCCGTAATGCTTTTACTTACAAAGCCGTCGGGCGTATCTTCGGAAATTTCGAATAAATCCGTTTCACTTAATGTCGCTCCTTTAGGCGTTAACTCACTTATTCTTATTGACATTGTTTAACTTTTTAATTAGTTTCTGCAACTTAATAACGTTGCTTTTCTTTGGCGTGTATTCCTTTTTTATATTACCCATCCGCTATAGTTTGAATCCGTGTTTGGATATATGTCGCTATTCGTGTTCGAATAGTATTCAGGAAACGTATTCCCCGAGAATGTCATAAAAGATATAAAACGCTCCGTGTAATTTTGCGCTAAATACTTTTGTTTGTCTACTAAAAAATCCACTTCGTTTTTTTCTACGTTTTGCGCGTTTTCCGAACTATGCTTAAATATACCCTTGTTCGCTAACGTGTACGCCATAAACGGAAGGTATTCGACCATAGCCCAGTGGATTAACATAGGCTTTAAGTAGGTTTCGACAAGGTCTAAATACGGGTTCGCTAACGTTCCCGCTACTATATCCGCTTTTATTTTATCAAGTAGTTGCGTTCCCGTGTACTGCTGTATATGGATATCCTGAGCAACTTTAATCCATTGAATGAATGTATCGGTATCTATGTTTCCGTTTAGTGCGGTAAAACGTACTAAATCGTCTCGTGTAATTAGTAATGCTTCTGCCATTTTATTTAGGTAAAAATCCTCGGTTCGGCATATCGATTGGTCGAGTGCTTACGAGTGCATTGTTTTTAATTTTGTATCCAAATTTCTCCGCTTTTTTAACGGCTATTCTTTTTGCGTTCGGGCTATTAACGTCTATTCCAAAACGGCTATCGAACTGCGCGTAAACTTGTTTGTTCCAACGGTGGTGGCAATTAGGTCCGCCTTTATATAACCAAATATCGTAACTAAGTTTACCACGTGGTCCAAAGCCTATTTGTTCGCCTTCCGCGTTTACATAGAATCCGTTAACTACGCTTTTGCTCATTCGCAAAATGTCTTCTTTTCGGTATATCTTTTTAGCGCTTTTCATTAACTTACAAAAAGGACGTGTCTTACCGCTTTTACCCCCGTCCTCGCCTTCGTAAACATAACGTGTAATAAACTTAACTCCGTCTATTGCTTCGTCTTGTTCGGACTTAGCGTTAGGGA